GAACAATGGCAGCGCCCAAACCTCCCTGAACCCATTGAAAATCAACAGGTTCACAGGATATCAAGCGAGGCCCGCGCGAGTCTTTAGGTACGAGTAAAACCCGTGCTGGAAGACTCTTTTTACCAACTCTATTAAAAGAGCGGTAAGTATCACAGACATGTCCAGATGACGAGCAGAAATACTCGTCAAAGGGATAGAGATCGGTGATCCTCTCGGATACATTAACCCAACGGTACTTCCCAGAATTTCGTTGCCGTGTGGCAACAGAACCTGGTCCGTGTCGCGGAGTTATGTCACGAGGGTCAAAAGTTAAGAAGACTCTTTCGAGGAACTTCTTAGCTTCGCGGATTATGTCAAGTGCTGGAGGAAGAGCGACACCTTGTGCATCCACGTATAAACGTGGATACGCTCCGTGATAGCTTTTCCCGTCAGCACGAAGATAATAATCTTTAAGATGATTTTGCCAACTTGCAAAATTATCATCCAAGTTCGTGAGATCGGATTCTGCTTTTTCGAAAGCAGAAACCACATCATGTTCTTGATCATCTGAGTAAGGGAGCTTATACTTTCCAAAAGAAAGCAATAACTCTCTGACAATCTTAACGCAGGTCGCGTCAGGATTGGGAAGGAGTGATCCGTCATTCGAAAATATCATCATGAAAAACTCACCAAGAAACCTTGGGAGTTTAGTTCCGGTACCGGATTCAAACCCGATATCAGAACCAGTCATTATGACTTTTCCAGTAAGTGCCTGATCAAGGCGCTTACCAAGACGGAGTAAGGTTTTCGTTAGAAAACCGATTCCTTCATCCCGCATACGTTTTGCTACTTTTTGGGTAGTAAGTCGTAAGGCGGTTGTGTTGAACACAACTCCATGAGACGCATTAGCGTCACAGAGCATTGCAGCGATGACATTAAACTCATCTAGGCTCTTATTGTCTACCATAAGGTATGACTCCTAGAGCATGCAAATACCCCGTGATTCCTACGAAGTGTGCCTAAGGTAGATATGATTTCATATCTATAAAGGCAATCGACCATTTCAACGCACCGGAATCGTACACGCCAACAACTTTTGCATCTTGATAATTAAATTTATTAAGATCTTCAGCTGTCGGAACGTACAAGTAAGGTTGCGTTGTTCCAGTTGTTCGTTTTGCAACGAACAAAAAGAGGTCGTCGCTATTGTGAGTGAGAGCCATAACCTTATTTAGGGTTAGAAGCAATTAAGCTTAAATGCCACCACTCAGCAGTGCAACGGCTCCGTTGCCCGTACCATCGTACAATATGGTCGTACTCGCGCCAAGTGACGCGACGAACGATACCAAATTGGCCAACGCATCCGCTGGAAGCGAAGTCGACGTGAGTTGCCCAATGGGCAAATCAAGAACGACATAAGCCGAACAGCGCATTTGTTGGGTAGCATCAATCTGGCCCGCGACGGTTTTATCCACGCGGACCACCGAACGACGACGACGGGTTAAACCCGCGCCGGATTCGGTATGGCTGATGCTCAAACGGTGAGGAAGGGCCTGGGACTCGTTAATTCGAGCGAAAATGGTACTCCGTTCGGCAATAGAGAGGCGTGTAAATTCCTCTTCAGTGCCGGCGGCATTTTTCACTTCGTTTGTATTAAGGGTGTTTGTTAACATGCTTTGTGATCAACCTCAGAAGTGACTTTGGTAAGGGTACGCCAAATTGGCTAGCGACATAGAGACGAAGCTTCGGTGGCATTACTGCCAACGAATCGATAAACCAGAGACGGCAACCATTGCCGTATTCTAGGTTATCAATTGCATAATCTCGAATGTGCTTATCCAATAAGGTAACTTGAGCCATTGTCATACTTAGGTTGATTTTGCGAACTCATCGTCCGCGGTTATGGTGATGTTTCGTTGACGTAATTGCCAACGCGACACCAAGACTTATCTCTTTTAGGGACAAGCCACTGGAATTAATCCAGCTGGTTTCCGGCAGACCTACTTGTCGACGATAAATCGATTCGTAGACTGTCG